CGGAAGCGTAGAGCTTGCGATTAAGCATTGCTGCGCTATGTTTGACTGGTTTTATCATGAAGACATTGTTGCGGCCACTAAGACTGCAGGCAACTCTAGCAGTAGAATTTCATTGTATCCGTCAAGGATGAATATGGTGCAGTTTAAGGCCAAGGGTAATTCGTTTGCCGATACGATTGCTAATGAGCAAAAAGCATTATTTGAAAAGTTAGAGCAGGCTGCGGTAGAGAATCTAGAAGGTTCTCGAGTAGAAGGCCTAGAAGAAGCAGTTGACCCTGAAACCATAAAATTCTTTGGGTCAGGGCATTCGGATCAAGATTATGCATTTTTGCAACGGGAGTATGATGACTGGACTTCTCGTCACGAATGCGAGACTAAGGCACAAGAAGAGCTATTCAAGGCTATTAGCTTAGCACAGCTAACTATGCAAAAGGCGCAGATTGGCGGGGATATAAAGGAGATTGAAACTTCTGCTAAGACTTTTCAAAGCTTATTGGATTCACTCAATATTACACCAAAAAAGAAAAGCGGTAGTGTTCTTAACGATACCGAAACTTTTGGAACGCTTATAAAAAAGCTAGAGAATGAGCGACCTGTCAGCGACCCTGACCCGGCGTGGGCAGATGTAGATAAAATACGACATTATCTTGAGACTTGGTTTTTGGGTCACCTGTGTAATTTGGTTGATGTTAAAAGCGATGTTGAGGCGCAGTATCTAGATGAGCTTGCAAAGTTTTCGGTGTCTAGCCCTGACCGTGAAGAGCTGTATGGCAGTGGTGAGACATCAATTCTAGATAAGTTCTCTAAGAGTAAGCCTGCGGGGGGCGAGCCCGATGAATAGAGTATTTAGAAAAACAGAAGCGGAAATTCAACAAGAAAAAATTGAATCGCTTTTGGATAGCGTGGACAGTTGGGCCTCGTATTATCGCGCTAATCCGCATCGCTTTGCTAAAGATTATTTAGGGCTAAATTTACGCAAGTTTCAACAAATTATTCTCTGCGCTATGTTTAGATACCCCAACGCTATTTATTTAGCAAGTAGGGGTGGCGGTAAAACTTTTCTTATAGCTATATTTTGCGTGTGTTATTGTATTCTTTATCCGGGGTCTTGGGTTAAGCTTGCCTCTAAAACTAGAGGGCAGGCGACCGAGATTATAAATAAAATTCAAAGCATCTTATTGCCTAATTCACTCAACCTAAAGTCTGAAATTAGTAGGATTAAGATAGATCAATCTATGGCCAAGGTGTGGTTTAAAAATACTTCCGAAATTTCGGTTGTTACGGCAGGTGAGTCAGCGCGCTCCAACAGAGCCACTGTTTTAATCGTCGATGAATTTAGAATGGTAGATAAAGTAATTGTAGACACCATTCTTAAAAAATTCTTGAGCACCAATCGGCAGCCGGGGTATTTGCAAAAGGCAGAATTCAAAGACTTTCCTAAAGAGCGCACCAAAGCTATTTATGCAAGTTCTTGTTGGTACAAGGCGCACTGGAGTTATGAACTTGTGCGAGATTATGTAGCCAATATGATTCAACGCGGAAGCCATTTTTGCTGTGCTATGCCATACCAGTTAGCCATAGCAGAGGATTTATTGGATAGGGCCAGAGTAGAAGATGACATGCTAGAATCGGATTTTAATGCCGTGTCATTCCAAATGGAGATGGAAGCATGTGCGACATGTTTGTAGTTGAAAAGACTACACACAGAACGAAAATGGAGGTTAATGCGTTCTGTAGAACTGATATTTTGATTGGTGGAATGACGGGGTAACGCCCTGAAACGCCTACCTAATACTTCGATATGCAAAGGGTTATGTAATTAGCCTAATGTGTAAAGCTCGAAGAAGTCGGCAGAAATTTACCCAAACAGTACGAAAGTAGCTGTGGAAAGTCGCTTGGAGGCAAGTGATGTAGACGATATGTCGGGGTTCTATAATATATCTATGGTGAGAATGTTGCTTAAACGCAACTGACGAATATCTGAATGTACAGTCCTAGACCATTGAATGGTAGAAATGCCATTGCCCGTTAAGCGGGTGTGTGTGAGGTTAAGTAAAAATGTGCTTTATGAAAGACCTTATAACTTTACAGGAGTTATCTAGCACACAGGATTAAAGGATACACCTAACGATATAAGTAAAGATAAAAATATCGGAACATGGAAAGGTTAGAATGTGGAGCTATTACAGGCTATGAAGCATTTGCAAGGAAACAATTATAAGGATTTTTTTTTTACAATTGATAACTTGCATTTATCTAACTGATGGTGGTGGCACAGTACCTATGAAGCAGTGATAATAAGCTGTGGAGGGATAGCCACTAGTCATTTATATACTAAAAATTAAATATTCAATATCAAAGGTTCGAGTATGACTAAGAAAAGCGAAATCCAACAAAAGGAGAGTAACTGACTTTGACAAATGTAAAACCGAAAGTGAAAAGCAAATTAAGAAATGCAGAATACTATGATGTTCAACCAATTTTTGACGAACTTCATGGAAAAAGCAAAAACAATTTCATATTTAAATCTTTAATGTCGTTAATATCTTGTGATGAAAATATTAAACTTGCCTTTAGGAATATTAAAAAGAATAAGGGCAGTAGAACAGCTGGCACAGATAATAAGACAATTAAAGATTTGGAAAAATGGGACACGGACAAACTAATCAATCACATCAAAAAGAGGTTTAACTTTTACCAACCTCAAGCAATCCGCAGAGTAGAAATACCTAAGGCTAATGGTAAAATGCGTCCACTAGGTATACCAACCATTATGGATAGGCTAATCCAACAATGCATATATCAAGTGCTTGAGCCGATAGCAGAAGCAAAATTTCACGACCGTAGCAATGGCTTTAGACCCAATCGTAGTGCTGAACACGCAATGGCACAATCATACAGAATGATACAAATACAAAATTTACACTATGTAGTAGATATTGATATTAAATCGTTCTTTGATAATGTACAGCATGGTAAATTGCTAAAACAGATATGGCACTTAGGAATTAGGGATAAAAAATTACTAAAAATTTTATCTTTAATGCTAAAAGCGGAAGTTGCTGGCATAGGTTTTCCAGACAAAGGGACACCTCAAGGCGGAATTATTTCGCCCTTGCTGTCTAATATCGTGTTAAACGAATTAGACTGGTGGGTTGCAAGCCAATGGGAAACAATTTCAACTAAGAAAGAATATTCACACCCTATCAATTCTAATGGGAGCATTAACAGGGGCAACACTTATGAAGCCTTAAGAAAAATAAATCTAAAAGAATGTTTTATTGTTCGCTATGCTGATGACTTCAAAATATTCTGTAGATATAAAGAAGATGCCCAAAGAATGTTTGTGGCAACAAAATTGTGGTTAAAAGAAAGATTAGGCTTAGAAATCAACGATGAAAAATCTAAGGTTATAAATCTTAAAAATCACTATTCAGAATTTCTTGGTTTTAGATTGAAAGCTAAACTCAAAGGTAAAAACTCTAAGCAAGCAGATAAATTCGTGGCTAAATCCCATTTATCAAATAAGGCTATAGAGGAAATCAAAAAGAAAACCAGTGAAATGATTAGTCGTATTCAAAGACCTAAAAATCAAAACGAACAAACAAAACAAATAGGTATTTATAATTCTTATGTGATTGGAATTCATAATTACTATCGTTTTGCTAGTAATGTTAGTCTTGATTTTAACAAAATTGCTTTTCAAGTCAACAGAAAACTTTATACAAGATTAAAAAAGGAAAAATTCAGTAAAATAGGGATAATTAAATTTATATATATCAAAGAAAGATACGGAAACAGTAAGCAAATGAGGTTTCTAAATTGCCAACCGATAGTACCTATTGGATTTGTGCAACATAAAAACCCTATGTATAAAAAGCGTAGTGTTAATAAGTTTACTGCTAAAGGTCGTGAGGAAATTCATAAGAAGTTGGATACTGTAAATATGCAAATATTGCATTATCTCATGCGTAATCCAATTCCTGACCGAAGTATTGAGTATAATGATAATCGCTTAGCTTTATACTGTGCTACGAAAGGAAAATGTGCCATAACAAGCGTACAGCTAGAAATAGACGATATACATTTTCATCACAAAACCGCTAGAAAAGACGGCGGAAATGATAAATATGACAATCTATTACTAGTAGACAAAAAAGTGCATTTTCTTTTACACGCAACAATAAAGGAAACGATTGAAAAATATTTGAGCATAATTAGCCCCAATAAAAAGCAACTTGATAAGCTGAATAAATATAGAAAATTTCTTAATCTTGCAGAGTTTTCAGAGAATTCATTTGTAAATTGAATATATTAACAACTGTATATGAATGATGGGACGCCGTATGATAGGAAACTATCGCGTACGGTGTTAGGCGGGGGAAAACTCGGAGATAGTCTCAAAGAGTTACCTATCGCAACTGTTTTTTGGTAAGGGCGAGGGTGGGCTGTTTTCGTTTACGGAGATAGATAAAAATAGGCGCATCAAATATCCATACTTGCCAAAGCGTAGTGAATTTAAGGCATCGGATAAAAAGCTATACATTGCAGAAAAACAGCCAGGAGAACTTAGGATAATCTCTGCCGACATTGCGCTAATGGCAACATCAAAGCACAAAAATGATGCTACTAGCATTTTTATTAATCAGATGTTAAAGACTTCTAGCGGCAAATATATTTCGCACATTGTTTATCCAGAAAATAACGAGGGGCTACGCACTGATGCGCAAGCACTTAATATTCGTAGGCTGTTTCATGAATATGACTGCGATTATTTAGTGCTGGATTGCAAAGGCTTAGGGTTAGGGGTGGCAGATGCTATCATGGCAGATATGTACGATGCGGCAACAGGCGAAACTTACGGTGCGCTATCTTGTTGCAATAATGAAGATATTGCTAAAAGGTGTCTAGTTAAGAATGCACCTAAGAAAATTTGGGCTGTTCATGCGTCAGCTGAGTTTAATTCGCGCTGCGCTAGCGTTTTGCGTGAAGTTTTGCGACAAGGCGGCGTTAGGTTTTTAGTAAATGAATACGACGGCGAAGATGTGCTTAATCAATTTGCATGGTACAGAAATTTATCGCCTGCAGATAAAATCAATCTGCAACTGCCGTATATTAACACAACGCTGTTGGTGCAAGAGCTAGTCAATCTAGAATTTGAGGTTAAAAACAATGTAATCAAGGTCAAAGAGAAAGCGGGCGGCCGCAAGGATAGGTACAGTAGTTTGTCTTATAATATTTTTGTAGCTAAAGAGTTAGAGCGAGAACTTAGTGCAAAACAAAATGTACCCATGAAAGAGTTGGTGCTGAAGTTTCAAGCACCGAAATTAAGATAGGGAGGATAAATCATTTGCCAACAAAAAATCAATTGGCGGAGGTTGAGGATTTAGATAAAGCATTTAATATGTCGATGGATGATGAGAAAATGCGATTGGCTTTTGCTAGAGAGTTAGCAAGGCAGGTGCTATTTAATCCTGCCGGGCAATCGCGAGAAAATAGTACATCTTTTACAAAATATACCCGTGAGCAAATAACCAATTGGCTACAAAACCCTGCCGTCAATGAGAAGAATTTAAGAAATGCTAGTATCTACATGTATTTGGCGTCTGGGCATTATCAAAGGCTACTTCAATATTTTTCGGGGCTACTGATGTGGCGTTATGTAATCTCGCCCGTTAAGTTTGGCGAAGTAGAGGATAAAGATAAAGATGCTTTTAAGCGAAACTACTACAAAACCTGCAGCATCTTAGAGATTATGAACATTCCAGACATGATGCGAACGGCTACGCTAGTGGCACTTCGTGAAGGTGTATTTTATGGTGTTAGGTGGTTTGATAAAGACTCATCATTTGTACAAAAAATTAATCCAGATATATGCCGCGTTTCGTTTATTCAGGACGGCGTGTTTTTGTACACGGTGGATATGAGTAAAGTTCGTGAAGAAGACTTATATAAATATCCGCCAGTGTTTAAGGATATGCTAACAGCTTCGCAAGCGCAAGGCGCGTCAAATTGGCAAGAAGTGCCGCCGGATATTTCAATTTGCTTAAAAGCAGATAGCAGTATAACGGCGTATTCGATTCCGCCCTTTGCAAGCGTGATGCCAAAGCTATATAAAATTGCCGATGCCGAAACTAGGGGGGATGTTGCCGAAGATCAGGAAAACTACAAAATGATAGCGGGTAAAATTCCAACAGACAAAGATGGAAATCCTAAAATGCAGTTTACGGATGCCGAGAAGTATTATCGTATGATGGCGAATAATATTGGTGGTGGAGTAGGGTTGGCAATCACACCCTTTGATCTAGAAGCATTTAGTTTTGATAAATCTTCAGCTACAAGTCAGATAGACAAAATCACGCAAACGGTGGCAAACTTTTGGCAATCGGCGGGCACTTCTGCACTACTTCATGGAGTATCTAATAGCACAGCAGGGGTGACAAAGCTTGCGATTAAAAATGACGAGAGTTATGTGTTTGGCATTATGAAGCAGGCGGAAAGATTAATTAACCGCATTTTAAAAACGGAGTTAACGGGTCGATATAAATTCAAAATATCTTTCTTGCCGATTACCATTTTTAATATTGACGAGTGGACTAAGCTATATAAAGAGGCGGCGAGCTTCGGTATTGGCAAGTCATATTACATGTCCGCCATTGGAGTTCCGCAGTACGATATTGCGGGATTAAATCATATTGAAAACACGGTGCTAAACTTAAGTGAGGATTTGGTTCCGCTTAGAAACACATATAACACGGGCGATGCTGGCGAAGCAGGTCGACCAATTACAGATGATATAGATTTAGGTGATGCGGGGGAGGCTACGCGCGCTAACGACACAAACTCAAATAGATAAGGAGATAACATTAATGTTTATAAAAATTATGGACGAAAAAACCGCGCTTATTTTACAAGAGCGCGGTTTTGTTTTTACTAAAGAAACGGTTGCAAAAGGCGCCGTTTTATATGCGTTTGCAAAGACGCCAGAGATCGAATTAGAGCTAACTAAAAACTTTAGTGACATTGGAGTTTTAGAAGAAAGCACATTACGCTTTGGGAGGTGGCAATGCCAAAAAGTTTAAGTATAAAATTTAACGCCAAAATAAAACCCGTTAAAGCCATTAATGAAGAATTTACGCTATGTAAGTGCTATGTGCTGGCATTGGGGAAGAATCGCAACAACTCGATTATAGAAAAATCGGCAGTAGAAAAAGCTTTGCCGTCACTTTTTAATACTCCAGTTGTGGGTCATGTGTATGTCGATATTGAGGGCAACAAGCGTTTAGGTGCGCATGACATGACGCTAGAAAAAGATGAAAATGGCAAGTATAAGTTTCAGGTTTTAACGGTCCCATACGGAACGGTGCCAGAAGATAACGAGGTTAGTTATGAAGAAGTTGTAGAGTCAAACGGCGAAATTAAAACCTATTTAACTTGTAATATTATTCTTTGGACTAGTAGATATCCAGAGCTTAAAGAATGTATCTATAGCGAAAATATTTGGTTTGGGCAAAGCATGGAAATTAAGGCAAAAGAGATTTCTAGAGGTAGTTCGCAAGAGGATAAAAACTTTATTTATGTTAATAAATTTACTTTTTCAGCGCTATGCTTACTGGGCAAATCTGACGATGGAAATTTTCATCATGAACCTTGTTTTTCGGAAGCGAAAATTGAACCGTTAGTCTTTAATTTAGACGAAAAATTCACGCAAGAATTTAATGCGCTAAAAGAACAATTATCGCGTTGTTTTAGCGCAAAACCTAAAGAAAATGTGGACAACGCCACGCATAACGCTTTTAATTGCACTGTAAGCACGAAAAGCTATAAAACGCACCTATCCTTTGCCGCCACATATGCCGCACGTCGAGAGGCAATCTCTAACGCGTTGCAAGGTTTGGCGGTATCTAATGACGCACTGCGGGTGCAGTATTATCTAGTAGATTTTGACGAGCAATATGCCTATGTTGAGCGGTTTTTATCCAACCAAAACATGCCACAAGGCAGCTATTCTAAAGGCAGAATTCGTTATAGTTTAAGCGATAATGAGGTTGCTATTTTAGATGAAAATAGCTTTCAAACTATGCTAATTAAGTGGCTAACGGTAGCGGAAAGTGCGGCACTAGATAGCCAAAGAGAAGAACTTGCGGCGCTTTTGGCATATAAATCAAACCACGAAACGCTAGAGAAAAAACGGCAACTAGACGCGATAGCGAATACTTTTTCTGACCTAGCAGGCGACGATGCCTTTAAGGCGATATTGTCAAAATACGATAGTTTTTCTGTAGCACAATTCAGTGTAGAAAAATTAGAAACCGAATGCTACGCTTTACGCGGAAAGAAAGTGGCAACAAGTATTGCGCCCAAGATTCCAGTAAGCGAGCATAAATCAAAGTCTTCAAAATATGGTGGTTTTTTTGATAAACATTTAAATAAAGAGGAGTAAAAGATTATGATAAATTTAACAAACAATTTAATAAGACACGGAGTTTTTCGCTCCGACAATATGATGGGCACCACCGTGGGCACGCACTTAGTTTCGCTACGATACGACCAAGATGTTGATAATGGTCATGTGTTGGCCATTGGTGAATTTGAAGACGATAGCCGTGAGGTGCGTATTGCGTCTGCGCCTACAGCAACAACACCTAAAAACAGACTTGCGATTTGCGGCTCTGAAGAAATTGTTAAGGATGTAGCCAGCCACGACATTTTCGAGTTTTACAATAAGGCAGGCACGCTAATTCGTGGTTATAGATTTTCTCAGCACGATATTTTTGGCGTTAGTAAAATGTGCTTAGTGGGCGATGGCGTAGGCGCAGAAGTAGGACAATTTGCTGTAATTACAAACGGCACTAGGATGCAATTGTCTTTAGCAGAGACAGGCACGGTTATCGGTAGAGTAATCGCAATTGATGTAGAGTCTACGGGGCATGAGTTTGTCGTAATTCAGGTCTCTTAAAAAAATGCATCGCCATAGGCAGGTTGCGTGCGGCTCGTCGCTTTGGTTGCGTATGTTCAATACGCGCTCGTCAGCGCCTTCCACCAGCTACCTGCCTATGACGCGCCTTTTTGTAAGAGCTAAATTAAGATTTAGGAGAAAAATATGAATAAAAAAGAATTTTTGAAAGTGGCGGTTGACGCCATTAGAGGTAAGGTTGAGGGGTATTCCGCCACCCAAACAAATGAAGCACTCCGCTCGGCACTCTTAGAGATGAATGGCGGTAGCAATAAGATTAATATCAAAACATTTTATCGCGGCCATGCGTTATTTGACTTAGTGCAAGAACTCATTCCAATCATGATTGAAACGGGACTACAAGAAGATAACCCACTTTTTAACCTGATTGATTATCGTAACATTGCATTAGGCGATGTTAACGAGTTCGTTTTGGAAGGCGTTAATGAGCTGGTGGTGAGTAATGTTGCCAAAGGTATTCAAGGCATTCGCCGCCAAAGATTGATGGGTAGAGAAACGCTGCGTATCGAAACAGAATTGCGCATGATTAAAGTCTTTGAAGGGCTTAATCGATTGCTAGCTGGGCGTATCGTATTTTCGGACTTAGTAGAGGCTGTATCTAAATCGTTTAATAAGCAAATTCTTAATGACGCACATGCTGCGATTGAAAGTATTGGCGCAAACTCTGTTGGTATGAACGCAAATTTTGTGCGCTATGGCACGTTTGATGAAGAAGAATTTGTGCGCCTTGTAGACAAAGTAGAGGCAATTAGCGGTAGAAGTGCCACGATTATCGGCACACGTGCAGCATTAAGAAAACTAGACATTGACCCAGCTGTGATGAGTGAAAGCGCAAAGAGCGAGCTTCATGCGGCAGGTTTTGTGGGCACTTATAACGGCACACCTTGCGTGAGGCTCAGGCAGTCAGTCAACAAAGATGGCAGCTTTATTTTGAATGATAACAGGCTACTTGTTATGGCGTCAGACGATAGACCCATCAAGCTAGTTAATGAGGGCGATGGACTACTAATTGACCATGTGGCAACTAGTAACGCAGACCTAAGCCAAGAGTATGTTTATGCGCAAAGCTACGGGCTGGGAGTTGTTTGTGCGGCGCCGCTTGGTATCTACAATATCGCCTAAGCTGTGTGCAATGTGGGTGATGCGGGCTACGAAATGGCGCACCAACTGTTGCCGAACTGCAATGCGCCTAATCCATCAGCGCGCTAGTAAAGCGCAATAAAATAAAATAGGAGTTTAAAAAATATGGCAAATACAAAACAGGCTAAAAAGCCAATAGACAAAAAGGATGAGGATTTAGAAGAAATTACTAGTTCTAATGCGGGGAGTGATGAAGATAACCAGAATGACAAAGCAGAAGAAGTTTCTGCAAAGGATAAGTTATCTGACTTAATTGCAACAGATTCTAAACCAGCAAAATTAAATTTAGATATTGCTACGCAAGGCATAAAAATACCAGATGACACACCCATTGAGGTAAAATCTAATTGCTTTGGTGAGTTAATGTTTAAAGGCAGGGATGGCAAAATATCTTGGAGTAAGTGTGGTGAGGTTCAAACTCTTACCATGAAAGAATTACGAGATATTAAGTCCACCGCGCATAAGTTTTTTGAACATCAATGGATAGTACCCATTGGTGTGAGTAGCGATAGCACATCAAAAGCAAAACCAGCGGACATTTATAAAAGCCTTGGTATCCTCAAGTGGTATAAAAACCTAGTAGAGCCTAGTGACTTTAAGGGCATTTGCAATTGGGATATAGCGACCATCCATGCGCGCATTAAGCTACTGAGTAAAGGAGTCAAAGAAAACCTTATAGTGGCGCTCAATGCGTACATTGTCTCAGGCGTGTTAGATAGCCGAAAGAAAATAAAAGCATTTGAAGAGGCGCTTGGGGTAGAGCTGGCGGCGCAAGAATAAGGGGCATATATGGGAACGCCTTTTGAAGACATCTTTGAAAAAGCAATGTTTAAATTTAGCGATTACGCTTTTTTAGATTTCAAAGTAGACCTTAAAGCGGATATCATGCGCCAACACTTATTGTCTGCTATTGTGGATTTTACGAGAGCGTCGGCAATACCGCTAACTTACAGTAGGCTTGAAAAGTTGTTGCCAGAGTTAGACTCGCCAAATGATAATGGTCCAGATTATGATGGAGTTGTTCCTTTAGATTATAGTGGTGATGATGGATACAATGAGAATGAAGCTATAGTGCATCAGTATATTTTTGATTACGATCTAGGCCTTGAAGAGCAAGAGATACTGGCTTTAGGCTTAGTGTATAATTGGCTAAGTGGTAAGGTGTTAAATTCGGAGTTACTTAGAAATATAATGCACAACAGAGATTATACAAGTTATTCACCAGCTAATTTATTGAGAGAGATGCAGAGCTTGCGAAATGCAGTAAAACAAGAGTTTATAGGCCGTATAAACACGTACTCATTCAGAAATTCTAATCTGCAAAATATGCGCACAGGATGGTAAGCATTATGAGTATTTGGGAAAAACAACAACGCTTATTGGGGGACAGTATTACCGCTAGGCAAAATCATGCTACAAGATTTGCGGTTAAAAGCTTAACCGCTTTAGAGCGAAATTCGGCAGCGTATCAGGCGGATGCCATGCGTAACGGCGAGCCACAACCAATGCTTATCGTGCGTATGCGACCAACTGAGTGTAGGGTTACGGTGCTACCAAATATGGAACTGTTCGTTGGTGATTATGTAGACTGCTTTAATGATAAATGGCTAGTAACAGAAGTTTTTACAGATGAGAACAGCAATCGATTTGCTAGGGCGCTACTTTGCAATCATTTGTTTAGGCTTCAAAATGCTACGCCGGAGATTATTAAAAGGTGGGGTGTGGTATTAGATAGCAACTATTTAAGTCAAACAGATAGGCAGCTACCGCTAGAAACTGGTTGGTATCGTGCTTTTTTGCCACTAGATGAGTACGCTAAGCGGATATTTATAGACAAACGGTTTGCGCTAGGCAAAGCCTTTAATAAACGCCAAGAAGAGATATTATCGGTTGTAAAAGTGGTGTGGTTAGATAGCACTACAGCCAATTTATCTAAAAATGATAGTCTACTAAAAATGCGTTTAGAGCTTGATACATTTAACGCACAAGCAGATAATGTAGCAGAAATGCTTTGTGATTATATTGCAAGTAATGTTGATGATAGTAACAATATCGACAATGAAAATGCAAATAACAATGGATCAACTTTAGTTACAGCACAGCAAAAATTATCTTGGAGGAGGCAAGTCAATACATGACCTACACTGACGAATTGGTAAATTATCCGCTAACAGCACTATTAAAGATTGCAGATAGCAAAGAATGCGTTGGTTTACTACTAAACAAAAATCCCAATAGCATTACCGATGAAGACATTGATTTTGCTTGCGATAACAAAATGTTTGATTATTCTTTTGTTAACTCAACCACACAAGAAGTGACGGCATATATTTTTGTAGAAGCTGATGTGTATAGGGTAAAGAATAGGCAAATCAAGAATTTGGCTTTGTATGTAACCATTGCGTGCCATAAAAATTTTATGCGATTAGATCCAACTATTTTTTCGGGAGTAGCTGGTAATCGCAGAGAAAATTTGGCTAGACACATAGACAGCGTGCTTAATTTTTCGGATTTGTTTGGCATTGGTGAGCTGCAACTTCATTCAATTAAGACTGGCAATTTGGGTAATGGTTTTACTCTTAAGGAGCTAGAGTACCGCATACCAGATTTCAATCGAGGGTCTGAAAAGATTGGGTGATGCGGGCTACGTTTGCCTTACCGCTTCGGTCATGTATTTTTGATACATTCTCTTTTAGCGTTGCGGCAACTGTTGCCCACCTGACCCATCTTTTCAGACCCTCGAACAGGAGGTGGTTAATATAAAGTTTAATTACGAGGATTTACTAAGTGGTGATGCTATATTTATGGAAGGCATAGGCCACTTTAAGTCGCCACAGCTAAAGGAGTTAAAGCCTACTAGCGGCATAGGTAATTGGATGTACACTTTTTATCTTAATGTTTTATCGTGGGATAAAGAAGATTTTTTGCAGTACGCAGCCTCAGCCGCTGTGCATCAAGTACCACTGCTAGAAAAATCTACACAACTTACCGTATTTGATGTGATGACACTGCAGGCAGATTTTAGGACATTGCTACAACAGGCATTGTCCTTTTTTATTGTAGAAAAACTAGAGTGGCAAGAAAAAGAATTTAAGTTTAGCGTACTAGATGCGAGCGAAAAATCAATAGGGTCAATTTGTCGCAAAAACTTTGATACGGTGCGAGATGTGTGCCTGCAGATGAATTATATCAATTTAGATAAGTCTAATTCAGATACGCTAAAGCATACGAATGCAAAAACAAAGGCGCTGTGGGAAGCGGCTCAAGCGCACCTAAAGCAGCAAAGTAAGTTAAGCAGTGGCAACAAAAATTACACGATAGGCAACATTATCTCTAAGCTTTGCGCCGCTGGCATTGGTTACACTTTTCATAACATTTATGATTTGACGGTGTATCAATTATACGATGCCTTCTTTCAATATGGCTATCTTAGAGCCATGAACTTAAACATGGCCGCCTTTGCCAATCACGGCGGCAAACAGTTTGATATTAACGATTGGCTAAAGCCAATTAAGGAATAGGAGGAGGTTTATGCAAAAAAATAAAGATTGGGTAGGAAATAAAAACTCAATTTATAAAATAATGGGGGCAAGTAGCCATACCGATAAAGAACGAGAGAAAAATGACTTTTACGCAACAGAACAAAAAGCTATAGATGTTCTTTGTGGGGTGGAAAAGTTTGCGGGCAAGATTTGGGAATGTGCCGCAGGTAGAGGGCATCTAGCCGAGCGGCTAAAAGCGCACGGTTATGTAGTTTGCAGTACCGATTTAATTGATAGAGGCTACGGAGAAGCTGGTATAGATTTTTTATCGCAGACAGATATTTGTGATTATAATATCATAACGAATCCACCCTATAAATTTGCTCAAGAATTTGTAGAAAAAGCTCTAGAGCTTGTAAAGGACGGCAAGAAAGTTTGCATGTTTTTAAAACTACAATTTTTAGAGGGAAAGAAGCGAAAGGAGTTATTTAAAAAATATCCGCCCAAAACGATTTATGTATCTTCATCAAGATTACTGTGCGCTAAAAACGCAGAGTTTGAAGCAATGATAAAAGGTGGTGGTAGCGCTGTAGCCTATGCCTGGTATGTTTGGCAAAAAGGCTATAGCGGTGAGACAGTCGTGAAATGGGTTAATTAGCTCGCGAAACATTAAAATTTAGGAGAATTTATTATGTTAAAAAATACAACAAAAATGGCAAATAGGAGCGGATTGAATTTAAAGTTTTATCCGTTCGAAACTTATATAGAGGGGCAAGATAACACGCCTGTGGTTCTATTGGATTTTGCAAATGCTTGTAATCTAGAATTGCCAAGCGATATGGTTTGGGCCACGGGTGGCGTAGGTAAAAGCCGTATGGTAGGGTTTAATAACCCGTTTGAGGGCACGCTTACAATAAGTACGCAAATTGTAACGCCACAAATTAGAGCGATACAATCAGGACAAGATCCTGCGTGTGTGACTACAAAAGAGTTTGTTTTTACAAACAATCAAAATCAACGAAATCGCTATTATGTTATTGAAGCCGATACGGTTTGGAAAGATACCGATGGCAATATTGTTGCCGAAAAAATCATTGTGTATAAGGCACTTGTCAATAAAAACCTTACTGCAAATTACGAGGGTGGCGATGTGGACCCGCAAAGTATAGACATTGTTTTTGAACTTGCCGCACTTGATGACGGCAGGGTTTGCAAGACAAAATTCATTGGTGAAGATGAAGACGATGCGATAGATACACCGCCCAGCGTGCCGCCAGTAGAAGTGCCACCTAGTGAAGACCCGCCAGCTGATGATAGTGTCACAACTCCAGACGATGATGGAGCCATAGACCCGCCCATTGGCGATGATGAAGCCGCGCCACCTCCAGAATATCCACCTGCGTATGTGCCAGAAGCTCCGCCGATTGAGGGCGCGGCGGCCTCATTTTCTGCACCAATAGCGGCAAAAAAATCTAAAGCTAAGGGGGGACATGTTGATGGAGAATAATCTAAAAAGCAAAATTCCTAAAGCATTTGCTGACTTGATTGCTGCCAATAGTAAGCCGGATAAAGAGCTTAAATATGGCGCGGGCGAAACAGAATTGGTCATTACAATACAAGCAATTCCGCCTGTAGCAAAGCGCATAGAGGCTATAGAATTGGCGGCAGATTTGCTGTTTTCATTCGAGCATGGTGTGGATGGATACATTCCGTCGCTACTGAATTTTGCTAAAAAATATGCAGTTTTGGTGTGCTTTACGGACATAGATTTCACCTTCGATTTAAGCGATATCTGGACGCTCATTCACACAACTGCGCTCTACGATGATGTTGTGCGTGAGGTAGGAAAGAAAGCTGTGGCAGAGTTCCTGTGCGAGCTAAATGAGCTTGTAGGGGCGCATAAGGCCGCTAGAATTCATACTGTTAATATAAGTAGCGTGCTAGATAGGCTAACAGCAATGGTTGGAGGCATCGGTGAACAGTTTAAGAGCATTGATTTACCTAAGGTTTTGAAAGGCTTTTCTAAGCTGCCTAAAGATCTTAAAGGCGAGGATTTTATTAAGCAAATTATTAGCTTAACCAAAGGGGGTGCTTAGTGGAAATTTTAGTAGCGGTGCTAGCTAGTGTAATAGCAGGTAGCGGTGGATGCTTGGTATATTTTTTCAAAAGACATTTTAGAAAAGTAGAAAAGTTTGCTGAGCTTGCCGAAACAAAAAGAGTTAAAAAAGACTTGCTTGTGCTTAAAAGTCTAAAGGCTTTAGGGGAGCTAAGTTTAGCAAATTGTGTTGCGCTTAAAAAAGGCGTTTGTAACGGTTCGCTTGATAAAGCGCAAAAAGAGTTTGAGGTTGTAGAGAAAGAGCTTAATGTATTTTTGCTAGAGCTAGCGGCAAGTCTAGTGACCAAAAAGAAATGATAACTCAAAAAGCAATCATGCAAAAAGTGCGTGCGTATGCCGCTTCACCTGCTGGCAAAAAGGCTATAAAAAAGCAATATGGTGTCGAGTATAATCCAAAAAAAGATGATGGCGGGGTAGATGCGGCGCTACGAAAAATGCATACAGTAGCAAGTAAAGCAAGAGAGATTCTGCATCGCCACATCAGTGTCGTGATAAACAGCATTCAGATTGACGACATTGTAATAGGCGATCCTTTTGTAGATAAAGCGGGCATGGCGCGCATAACGCTATCTTTTAAAGAAGACGCATTATTTCGCCCGTCACTTCAGTCGAACAAATACTCACGAGGTGTCGAGGATATAGTCTTACACTTTACCCACGGTTGGAGCGCAGGCGGTTCTGTATTTGGCCGCTGGCACGGCACACCTACATGGAGCCGCCGTGCTAAGCTCCCAGATAACTTTTTGCTACTAGCAATAGAAGAAATTAACCTATACATCAAAGGCACAGCAACCGCAGATTTAAAAGGTGAGTATGTAAAATAGCTTGTTTAGCTACTAAGAAATACTTAGTAACTGCCTCCGAGGGCAAAAATTATCGCTTATTAGCTTTTGAAGAAATGTACCGTTTGGATTACCCAAATTAAGATTGCAGTTTGCTTCAAACATTAAAACAAGATATAAGTTATCATGTAAAGCAAATATATAAATCTGGTCAATTAGAAGAGAATTCAACTGTCAAAGAAATTTTGACAGTTCAAAAAAAGGATAGTCGTAATAATTCCCGTGGGCTATAGAGTAGTTTTTAAGTTTGCAATTTGCGTTTTTTGCAAATTGCAAATTCAGATAAATCAAGAAAGGATTTATTAATCACAATTTGCCTATAACTAAAAATACTTGCTTTAGATGTGAAATATATGTTATACTATACGCATGGCAGATTTGCAGGTAAAAGAGTACAAAAGTTTTGAAGATATTAAGCATCGCAGAGATGATGGCACAGAATACTGGCTGGCAAGAGAGCTAGCTCCAGTTTTGCAGTATATAAAATGGGAGAATTTTTCTAAAGTTATAGACCGTGCTATGCTTGCTTGTAAAAACAGTGGGTATGATGTTCATGATCAATTTACTGAGGTCAGGAAATTGATAGAACACGGCAAAGGTGGTAAACGAACAGTTACAGATTATCAGCTTTCTCGCTATGCTTGCTATCTTATCGTGCAAAATGGAGATCCTAGAAAGGAAGTAATAGCATTAGGGCAAACATACTTTGCTATTCAAACTAGAAAACAAGAAGTTCAAGACCATTTTAATCAATTAGATGAAGATAATAAACGCCTAGTTATTAGAGGTAATGTTAAGCAATGGAATCAAATGTTAGTTGAAAGCGCCCATAAAGCAGGAGTTATTACGAGTGAACAGTATGCTGAATTTCAAAATGCGGGTTATGCAGGTTTGTATGGTGGTGAAACAGTAGAAGATATACATGCAAGAAAAAATTTGCAGCCTAAGGACAAAATATTAGACTTTATGAACTCAAGTGAGCTTGCTGCTAATCTGTTTCGAATAACGCTTGCAGATGATAAAATGAAAAAGGATAATGTTAATACACCTGCTGGCGCAATGCATGCACATAGTGTAGCGGGTCAAGAGGTTAGAGAGGCTATCATTAGGGCGGATGCTATATTGCCAGAGAACCAGCCAACACCTAAAAAGAGTGTGGATGAAATTGCGAAGGAGCAAATAGCAGAGATTAAAAGAAGAGCTAAAATCAAGCCGTTAATGCTAGATGATGATTATGATTAAGCTAGATTATTTACTTATACACTTAATTAAATAATTATTAGATATTGTGGATTTACGCGATTATAACAGATAAAGAATTTCATTATACAATGAGGTTCTTTTTTTGTATTAAAAAACTAAAAGGAGGGAGTAAAAGCTATGGGATTAAAAGATGTTATTGGTATTAAGTTTGGAGTAGCGGGCGGTGGTAGTATTAGCGGCGAATCTGGTAGGATTATTAAAAATCAGTTGCTTGAAATTGCTAGTCAAATTAAATTAAAAGTTAGTGTAGATAGAGAGCACTTTAAGCATCAGGTTGCGCTACTTAAAAAAGAGATTGATGCTAAGTTAGGTAGAGTACAGGTTTCTTTTAAGACTAATGCTGGCAGTGCAAATGGTGGCGCATCGCCTACAACTATAGCTTCCTCTAAAAGTGCTGAAGAAAAAAAGAAAGTGGTGGCGGCGCAAAAGGCAATTGTGGGGCAAGTTAAGCAAGAGCTTAAACTTAGAAAAGAGCTTGCTAAAATTAGCGAAGGGAAGAAAGCAGGATATAAGGCGCAACTAGTCAAAGAGCTTGGTGCGCACGAAAATATTCGCGAGGCACTGCAAGAACAAATTGCTATTGCTAAAGAAAAAATTAAAATAGATTCTGTTGGTTTGCCACTGACTGAAAATATTGTGACGGCATCGCAGGAGAAGCTTGCCACCATCGAAAAAGAGTTAGGCTTAAGACAGCTTACAAAAGACCAATTACTAGAGATTGAGAGCATTACCGCACGTACGGCCGCCAAAGAGCAAGATGCTATCGAGGATACCGAGCATCGCTTAAAAACTAAGTTTATGGGTGTGCAAGCGGCTGCGGCATCGCTACTTAATCGCTATAAAGATTTAATCAAACATAATCAAGATGCAACAGGCTGGGCAGAAAAATTGGGTGATGCTATCAATCAGACTTTTGACGATAAATCCCTTACAGATAAAAATGAATCATTGCGAGAGTTTGTTCAGCTGGTGCGTGAGGCGGACACTAATTTTAATCAGTTGTCGGTTGCGACAGATACTTTTGCTACTAAATTGCGTCGTGTGTTTGAACGGAGAGTGTTTATAACGCTCTCCGTTTTGCTTGTGGGCACGGTGGTACGCGCCATTAGGCAAGTATATAACAATGTTATCGAGTTAGATACTGCTATGACTAACTTGCGAACTGTAGTGCGTGCAAGCGATCGTGCGATGCAAGATTTTTCGCGCTCTGCCGCGCAATCTGCAAGACGATTGGGTGTTTCTATAGTAGAAATAATTGAAGCTACTACAGCTTTTGCGCGCTTAGGTCACAACCTAAAAGATGCGCAAATGCTAGCCGAGCAAGCCATAATCTATAGCCGCATAACAGGCGGCAACATTGCAGATATAGCAGACACA